GAAGAAGCCATAACTTTTGTTATTTTTACAACGTCGTAATGTTGTAAATAGTCGATATTACTAGTAGAAGAGCGAGTTATGGCGACATTGTTTGCGGTGGTATAAACTCTTTGCCCCACGGTCGCTGTACGTGTCATGAGGCATTTTAGATAAAATGTCCCACTGGGTTTGTTTTGGCTCTGGTCGAAAATAATTGCCCTCTGATTCGAATACTGACCTAGGCTAAAATCAACGCCATAACGAAAATCGAAATACCCATCATGGCAGTCCGCAGACGATACAGAAGCGCCGATAAGCGACGCGACATTATTTGGTAGGACAGCGCCATTAACAACAGTGCTGTATGATAGTTGTAGTACCTGTTCGGAGATGTATTTTATATCCCAAGCGCGTTTTATAAACGAATCCAGAAAACGATAAATTCTAGTGCCTGATGGTAGATAGTCGCCTACAGTCAGCCCAAGAACAGAATATGCATCGCTAGTACATGCCAGGATCGAGAGCTTCTTGCCAGCTTGCGCCGCGATAGTAAGCTTCCCGTTCATGCTCCCTGCAGTAACTATATCAGGCTGCCCGGAAGTTTTACGGGCATTAACAGCCGCGTTGATCTGAGTAGCTATCGCATCTGCTGTCACAGAAGTTCCGGTCAGTTGAATGGTATGGATATACCCTTCCCCAACCTTTAGCGAAATATACAATCCATTGACGTTATACGGCCCTGTGTTAGAGGCTATTGCCACCCCGCCTGGCGCAGACCAGAACCCAACCGTGATGTTATCATATGCCACGGTGTCGCGACCTTTCGCAAGAGGCACCGGGACTGTATCCATGGTCTGTACTTCGTAGCCGCGCACAAGGACATCTAGCGGCAGCACCTTGAATGTAAATTTTGTTGGGTCTTCATTTGCCTCTATTGTGTACTGAGGCGGCACAAGGGAACAGTCGCCCGTGGTGAGATATGAACGCCTCGCCAAAGTCTCCATTAACACAGTTCGCTCTGGGGGGAGCGTCCTAGCTGTAGGAATGCCATCAACGAATTCCTGAATATTGAGCTGTCCTTCTTTATCGACCCCCCATTGGAGGGTAAGCACCAGCCTATGAGCACCTTCGCGCGCGTACTCAATATCGCATCCCTGGTCAATGTCCCTTAGATATACATCCTGATCTTCTGTTACGACGCGAGGGATTATGGTAAGCCCAACGTTTTCTGTACCAGAACCGGTAATGTCAACAACCCCTTCTGGAACCTGGACGATTTGCCCATCGAGGTATATCTTCCCTGTTGACATTTTCCAACGGTTAGTCGCCATTTTGACAGGTACGCAGCCGTCAATGACATCCCCATTTCTGTGGGTAATGTCCCCCAATGCTTTGACGCTCCTCAGCAACAGCCACTCCATGTCGAGAAACTCTGCCCTCTGAACATACCGGCCAGCGTTCCACAAGACGGCGACCCATTCTGGCCTACCAGAGGTATTGCTCGCGTCAGGGGCTATTGCAATATTAGTGTTGAGTGAACTTCCGTTGTCATATATGGTGGTTACATCGCTCGCAACTTCCTTTAAGAGGCAAAATACGCCATTGTATTTACGATATATTCTGATCCCCTTCGCCGCAGCAGGGACAAATTTCACCTCAATTTTAATGTAAGCCGTAGGGGTAAGAGTGTTGGGGGCATTTGTAACTACCACTGGTTGGGTTGGCGAAGTCTCCCCCACAAGGCTCACGAAAGTTGCAACGTACTCATAGGTAGCCGTACCACTTCCTTGCCCCACTGAGACAACTATTTCTGGGATGGGGAGTGGATCAATGGCCCTCAATTTGTAATCAGCAAGGGCTTGTTCAAGAATTCCTGACATGCTAAACCTCCAACACTACGTGTACTATTTGTTCATTTTGTGGCAACAATTCTACCGGCGATCGGTTCTCTATCGTATGTAATTCGCCGGAGTTGCTTATCTGCGAAGGGATAAGAAATGAAAGAGTTGAATATTGCGGGTATGGGATTATGTTCGCATATACCCCTATTTGTCTAATTTGTATCGCACCAAAATCGGTTGGGATAGAGAAGACGAACCGTGCGTAAATGAATCTCGCCGATTTCAGATACGCTTCGTCATCACTCACAAACTGATAGCTATGTCCTCGCACCACCACATCGTGTCCGCCATCAGCCACAAGACTCACATAATTGGCGCGAACAAAGAATTTAGGGGAAATAATGCTTATAGTATTCTGTGGCGGAACTGGTGGGACTGACTCATTATCCCAAGAAGCTGGGCCACCCATACCTAGCCACAATTGCGTTGAATTCTTATAATGGACAGCCTTAAAAACTGACATATTTAGAGTTGTAACAGCCATTCGTTAACTCCCTATTGTTTGATACGGGGCCTTAGCAAATACAGACACCCCAAGCCGTTCGAGGACTGTCTCCCCAAGCCTTCCTTCAAGCGAGTCTATATCGAGTGTTTGTTGCGTCCCAGGGCGTTTCCATGGATAGACATTTACTCTCGTAACCATATCAATACTCTGATACGGCATAACCGATTCGCACGACAGGCGAAGATAATTTACCTCCTGATCCCCTAACCATCCGTGAATATTTGTGCTTCGTAGTGCGACAACAAAGTCTATATCGGTAAGCGGAGTACACTCTGTTACTACCGAGAATGACGGCTTACATACCCATTTCGTCCCCGCGACTTTGCGTTTTGCAAGATTATTGAATCGCTCAACAGCATGTGGTGTATTTTCAATTTCAAACTCAAAGATTCCATCATTCAATCTGTCGGCATCTGGTATGCCACAGCCATCTTCGCTTAATTTACCTTGGCCACCGCTTAAGATAAGCAGTTTAGACGCAAGATCGACAATATTATGAGTTATAATATCATGCTGAGCGAGATACCAACGATAATAGCTAAATGTCCCCTTTGACGAATATTCACGTATGGCATTGAGCGCTATCCGCCTATTCTCTTCGTCTGAAAAATAGTCGTCATGCTCGTACCCAATTAGTTGGGTGAGCGCATGAAGAAAGTCGATCGGAGTGTCGCGAAGAGACCAGAGACGCTTCAACCCATCTACGGTATCAACAGTTAAGTTGTACTCGTCTGAGATGACCTTGAGAAAACGCTCGGCGAAACCCTCACGGTCGAGTCGTTTCCAAATTTCCGGAAGACGTCTAAATAAATCAATTTTGGACATATCAACGAATAGTAATGGTAAAATCACCTAAGACAGGAAATTCATTATATGCAAGTTGGATATCATCAATTGGGGAGGTTATCTTAATCCAAGAAAAACATTGCAATTGCTTTAGCGCCACATAGAGTTCACCGTATTGAAATAGCTCCCCTATCCGGTGATTCTCGGTGCTAAGAAAATTTTCCACGGTAACCCTGGCTTGATATTCAGCATCTGATCGGGAATAGCCTATGTTTATACCAGCAATAAGGCTAATGTTTATGGGCACCTGCGTGGCTTCTCTTATGATATACCTTTTGCTCCATTCCCCCAGATGCCCAAAGTCTTGTAGAGTTTTGACAATCTGATAGCGTAGCGGTTCGCTTAATCTGCCATTACCTTCCGGCACAACATACAGTGCGATATAGTAATAAGGCAATTCCTTATTAAGCTCTCTGTCAACCGCCTTGCAATGCCGTATCCCCGGTACCCGTTCTACTAGGACTTCGTAGTCATCGAGTGTAACGCCTCGTCGTTGCGTTCTGGTGAGCCTTGGTATAATCTCCCTCAATTCATCCATAGACTCGGGATCGTCTCCGCCAGACGTCTCTACCGAATTACTACATGTTATCTCCCCTGGAAAGACCGCCGGGTAGATGGTGATCCTGCCCGCCGATACGTTTCCTTTTCGCCCCATTGTTCTGAGATATCGTATCTTCAGACCGGATTCTGGCGGCTTCATGCCCCAGCGACCATCGCCGAAGACAAGAAGCACGTCCATAGTATCCCCATCCAAATCTACAGAAAAATATCTGTCGTTTTCTGTAGCCCTCCACAATCCCTCATTATACACCCATGGAATTAATTCACTTGGCCCTTGTTCCCATAATTCAAGCATATACAGCGAGATATTAGGCTCTAGCCTCACATAAGTCCTTCCACTCCAGTCCCTTGAAAAATACTCGGCGGGGGTAATATCTCGTTCGATGACCTCGCCCTGAACCACGAATATATCAATACTTGTAGCTCGCCTATCCAATATGTATGCAGTAGGATTTATAAATTTCACCCCATCCGGTGTTGCAAATACTGAATAGGCGGGAATTTTTATAGGAGCATCATAATCTGCGCGCTTCGTGAGGGTGACTACACCAAGGCTTGGAGAGGAGAGTCTCGGCACATAGCCTACAAGGTGCCCCAAATCATATATAGACTGCCTCTCAAGCGCATAGTCTATGAATGCTTCCTGCGCCGCCTGATCCACGTGGTAGTGGATATTGTCAGCCGTATCGGCGACGAGACGTAAAATCGCCATCCCAACGGAAGAATGGTTAAAATCTGTGTATTCTGGGCAATAAGACTTGAGGCGCTGTACTAGCTCCTCAAGAATTGTTGTATAATCTCTACGAGCATAGTATAGTTCACTCATGTAACTATCTCCGTAAATAGCCGCGCCTTTGACGGCAACCTCACGATTGTACCAGCGGGGGGCAGGTTGAAGTTGCTATACCCAGTTCTCTTCCCATCTCGCTCCTGAACGAGAATATCCGCCAGCACCCACCAGAGCCTTATATCGCCATACACGGTATATGCGATGAGCAGTAATGTGTCCTTCTGCCCAACACGCACAAATATATCGTCGGCAGCGGGCGCAATCGGCATGATCCTGCGACACCGAATAAATTTCTTATTCGATCCTACAATGTGCGACCATTTATACCTACTACACCAATCATATCCAGTAGTATCCCCTACGCCCTGTGGGTATTCTGCGACTCTAATGTCATGTTCAGAAACATATGGAACTACAAGGTTTCCCAAGACTTGCCCGTCAATGAATATGGGCTGTAAACGCATCAACACTGTGTTGTGATCAACATCAAAATCAGAGTACCCCCATGTTACGCCCGTATATCTATCTATAATCACACGCTTTTCCCATCGCTCAGTGCATGTGGCTATTTCCTGCGAGATTGATGAAATCGAGTCTCTGCTAATCGGCTCAAATAGAATAGAATGCAGGTCACTCCCATACCATGGAAGGGTATCATGCTCTCCTAGGCGAGTAAGAATGATATTAAAGATGCTGGAAACAATTATGTTGCTGGTATCATATTGGTAGTCCAATATTGTCCAGCGATCTTGAATATAAGCTGCTGTAACTGCAAGGTAGTCCACGCCCCCAAGACCGGTTTTTATGCCACCAGTCTTGTCATCGATTTGTAACGGGAAAATTATGCCTGCGCCAAGAAAAGGATATGAAATCATACTAACATTGGTTTGGGGTTCATTTGCCCCTGGTCGCGATTGGGTTTCTTAATGTATTTCATAAATGTTTTCGCCAATCCAACTAAACCCATGATTATAAATTCTTTTACTGGGATTGGCTTCACTTCTTTGATAATCTGTCGTGTTGTACGAATATCACCAGTTTTGCCGTCGAGAATTATCTGTATCTTGCCCCCACCGGCGGTGAGATAAATAGAGTCGTCCTTCGCGTCCAGGATGATGCTCGGCCCTGGCTCGTTCTTGTTTTTACAGGCGAAAATGATTAACTTATCTTCTCCATCTTTTGCTAGATTCACCATCCCACTTCCGTTGACGCCCAATAGCGCCAAGGTCGCTATACCCGTTTTTGACAACTGCGATGCTGACGGATTTGTTCCTGAGAAGACAGTGTGGCCCTCCCTTATCTCTCCTATGCGCCCATATGACGGCCCGCCCTTCTCTTCCTTCACATCCTCTTTCTTACCAGGGCAATCCCATGCGAGCCCGGCCCCAGACCAATCCACAACGGCCATAGCCTCTTCTGTGCCCGCGTCGTCCATGAGGATCGTATGCCCGGCCTCGCTCTTGATGATTCGTAGCCTAGTGGCACGACGATCGTCCTCATCCTCTACAGCGTGAACCTCTGTAGGCACAACCTGCTCGCCTTTTCTATCGTCCCACTGCCATATTGGGCCAGGTATGCAAAAAGCGCCTTGATGTTGTCCGGCGATGAAACCAACTAATACGCGCTCTCCTGGAACAGGCACCCACCAAACGCCATGGTCGCCCTTCTGGTATGCAGACCCCACTGGGAAGGAACAGACTTCGCACCAATAAGACCAGCACCCCTCACCCTGCCCCCAGATACTTGGTACCTCGACTCTCACGCGTCCCTTACCTTCTGGGTCTTTTACATCTCTCACAACGCCCATATGAAACGCAGCTTGTTGTAGGAGCTGGTTAGGAACTGGGCTTATGATCATATTATCTTGCATATTAAAACGGTGCCCATCCTTCCGGCAGCTTCATAATTTCTTCCTGCTCTGCCTTGCTAATGGGGATATGCTGTGTGGTAGCCGCCTCCCCGGCCGCGCGGCTTGATTGAACCGTCTCAGTGAACTTAAATGCTATGACCAGCTTATCGTCAACGCCGTATGTATATACCCCGCCTTGCTGATCAAGTTTCCGCGGGCCTACGTATATCTCGTCTCTTTTGTATATTTCTGCATATTGCACCATTGGAGTCTCGTCTGGGAGGATGAGATCGGCGTAATCACGATACCCTAGGTGCGGGTTCCATCGATGAGTCGCCGTCTTGACGTACCATTTGCCACTCCCATTCCCAACGTTGCGCACCTCTATCACTGTCTTGGCTCTAAACTTAGGATCGCCATACATCTCTAGTTGACCACGAACTGAGTCCCCGCTAGCCTTTGAAAGAACTTGATTAAGAATGTTCTCCATGATATTGTTCAACTTCCCAGTCTTGTCCTTCGAGAGATATGGCCCCATAGCGATCGCAATTCCTTCCCGCACCAACCCGTCAAAATTTGCCTGCTTTACTCCTTTTGCCTGTTGTTTTATTGCCTTGAGGGTGTGTGACATACGGGCAGGGGAGGTCTTCTTGGGGACGCCTAGAAGCGACATCAACCGCTTCTGGGCATCTACAAGACGTTCGTTGGTTATGGATAATCTATGCTCCTTTTGAAATACTGGATTTTCTCCATCGACGGTAACATTTAGCTTGGGCTCCACCAGTTGCCCTATAGTTTTGATTGCTTCTCTCACATTGTCATCCCTAAAAAGGCCAGTTGCGCTCACACCAGTGAGCCGCTCTAAGGCATCATAGGCGACAACCGAGAACCTGAGGCCTTTGATATCGTACAGCTCTGTGTGCTCCTTAATGCGCATCGTGACCGGCTCTGAGAGATTGCCCTGATATCCCCACCTGATAGTGATCTCCTTCTCCGTGAGCTTCTCCGTTCCAAAATTCCAAAAATCCGCACGAATTGAACTGAGACCTTCTTCGGTGTCTGTCAACTCCCAGGCCAAGCAATACCTTGTGAGGTCTCTCCCCCCTATTTGGATTACAAAGTCTGGTTGCCAACGATAACCCGGCACTGCGCTCGTCTCCTCCAAATACCGCTAGCTATTGGTGGAGGCCAGCAGGTCACACATCCTTCGCCTCCCAGATTTCAACATGAACCTTCCCAAGGTATGGGGTGAGATCATTCGGAGAAAATAGCGGGCCGAGTTCAGGCTCTACCCTAGCTATTATGCACGATGGCAATCGTATAGCCTCGCCAAGATCAAGCGTAACGATTGGAGGCCTATCCACACCCGCTCCCCTAACAGTAGGCTTTGTTAGGCGCAATAGGCTCTGCACCAAATTTTTCCCGTAATCATCGCCAGGTTTTCGCCTTATAAGTATATCGAACTTGACAATGATCGGTGAACCACACCCATACTGAAGGATGGGTTGCTCCCTCCCGGCTGCGCGCAATTGAGCCCAATCGGTACTCTTGATTATCCGTATTGTCTCAGGATTGTAATAAAATCTGATACTTGCGCCACCGCCAGAAATTGAACCGTGATACCAATTACCAGCCATTTTTACGGTGAAGATTCAAAGCGCGGGCCGTACCCTTGCGCTGCATTATTGGCGTTATTAGTGAGAAAATGTTGATACAATGAGAAAAATGTTCGCTCGCCTATGTGTACATCAGTATGTAGTTTCAAGTCAGAGCCGAATATCGGACATTGAATCTGCATGGGTTGTTTTTCTTCTTGGGCCGGGGGAGTAGGCTTTGGCTCCTCGATTTTGGGAAGACCCAATGGAGAAGCCGTCGCCTCTTGTTGTTGCGTTCCAAGAAGATCACGTATTGCCTTTGCTGTGATAGGGAGCTCAGACTCTATGTCGTTGAAGAGCCTTGAAGCCCCCTTCGTGAGATTTTCTGGTACAGCCTTAAGAGCTTCTAATTGAGGATACCCTTCGTATTTATTTGGATTTACATAGATATTTGGGAATTGCCACTGTTCAAAAGATGTCCTTGTTTGGGGAGGGATATATGGTAATTCAGAAGATTTCTCTGGCTTGCCTTCAGAAATGTTAGTCGGTGGGACATAGCTTTTTTCGAATATAAAAGCTGGTGTCTTCTCGCCGTGCGCTGTGAGCAGATCAGAATGAGATGGAATAAGCAGTTCCTCGGTAGGTGCGTTCCAACCCCCAAACGGAAAGCCTTTTCTCAGTCTTTCACTGAACTTCGGCGCAAACGCCTCAGTCGTCATCTCGGCGAGCTCACCCCACCCAAACCCCCTTGGGACTATCTTCTTCTCTCTCGCCGCCCGTAACGTGGCGGCTACATCCCTCATAGTCTTGTTGAGGATATATATTGTTCCCCTCACCCCATTCATATCGCCGATGGTGAGGCTTAACTCCGACATCAACTCGCTCCAGGAACGGGAAAGCGACTCTGCATTATACATTACATCCTGTTCATTTGTCCTCGCTTGCTGTTCGAGTTGCTGTGGGGTGCTCCCCATTATTATCTTATATATATCCTTGGCGTTCCTAATTATCTCAGGGTTGAGAATACTTTGCATGATCTGAATCATGTCACTGTCTATAACATCACTCAGATCGAATAGATTGGCTTTTGCTCTCTCTGTAAGTTGAGCCATCATTTGGATGGCTTGCCATGGGTCTTTTTTAATTATCTCAAGCGCCACAGGCTTCCACCAATGTGCGACTTTCTTTCGTTGCCCCTCTTCAAGGAGCCTAAACTTTTCAGCAACGCCTCTCTCTCCGCCGGCGAACATTAGATAGGATAGCCAATCTGCGCCCTTTGTAAAAAAGGCGCGAAATGTTCTTCCAACTTTTGAAGCAGGAAGCCCAGCGCTCCTCAAAACGCTGGTGAAGGCCAACAACGATTCCATATTCCAGCCTTCACTAAGCGCTCCTGGTAGGGCATATTGGAATGACTGTTGAATTTGTGGGCCCCAAATTGAAGTCTGTTCGACGGCCTTGGCGAGTCTTGCAGCATTAATCTTGTATAAATCGACCACGCTTTTTGCCCCAGTGCGGTACGCCTCTACTTCCCCTGGCTGCATATACGCCAATTGTGCATTTGTAATCTGTGCTAAAAGCGCTCCGGCCTGTTCTGGGGGTAATTTTGCGAGAGCTCCAAAATAATTAGCGTACTTCGCCATCTCGACCGGAGCTAATTCTTTGTTTGGGAGGTTCCTGATATACGGCGAAGTTGGCGGGAAGGCAGATGCTATCTCTGCTGTTGTCCCCATGACCTCCTTGGCTGTTCCGCCAGGTAGGAAATCTCTTGCAACCTCCCTTGCTTTTACTTCTACCCTATATATCTCCTCCCTGGTCATGCCAGTGCCCGCGAGTGTATTAAGCACATCCTTGAGGTCTGAACGATACACTCCAAGCGCCGCTTTTCCTAAGCCATGTATGATCTCAGCGCCTGTGCCGAGCACCGCCATCATCCCCATCCAGCGCAAAGCAAATGGGAGGCTTCTCAGCACCCATGGGAGGTTCCCGAACTGTCCGACCTCGCGTGTCTGCTGATCCACTGCCCCTGCGCCTTTGTCAACCTCGTCCTTGCGACCTCGCCTACGTCGCCTAGGTTTTTCTTCTTCAGGAACTGGAACTGGCACCTGAGGTGGAGCTGGTTGAGGCGAAGACGGTTGTGGTGGCTTCGGCGGCGTGGGGACTGGAGAAGGGGCTTGTGGAGGCGTTACTACAGGCTTCGCACTAGGAGTACGTTTGGGCTCTTCACCTCCAAATGGTACCCCAGCCTGTATGCCGCGCATTATGGTTGAGGTTTGCCGCAGCTTATCGTTGAACTCAGTCAGTTGTCGAGTGCTGTGAGATATCCAGCCACTAACACCTGTAAACTCGATCTTTAGTAAGCGGGCGCTGCTTATTACGTGCGAAAGGTTGATCGAGAAATCCCGCATTTGCACCGGGACAAAACTCTGCTGCGTAAACGCCTGTATGGCAGCAGACAATTCGCCAAGCTGCGCCTTAACGGCCTCAGCCCCAGTCGCCTCTAATTTGATGCCTATAGTGTGAATCATTTCCTATTGTCTTCTAGGAAAATTTTGTAATACTCATATCGCATATTTCGAGACATGGAATATGCTTCTTGGAAGGTCGCATTAAGGGCTTTTCGGAAGTAATAAATTTCTTTTATGAAAGTCTTGATATCGATTGTGAGGATTGGGGTAAGAATAGAGCAATCGCAGATTCCCCATTGGGTGAACTTGCGAACAAGTCGCCCTAAGACCAGAATAAAAAATCACGCACCGAGAAGATGTTTACTACATCTCGTTTTCCGCAATCTGGGCACTGCGTCCTGACATCAGGATCATATCCACAAACCAATTTCTCGCGAAGCCGTCTAATCACCCTGTGATCGGCGGCGCGCAGCTTCATGATGTCTTCGTAGGTAAAATCAGTTCTGCCACCAAGCTTACGGATTGAAAGGTAATCCACATAATTGAGATCGGTATCGCCCATGGCGCTCTTGGCCATGATTAGTAGCTCTTTCTCGACAGTCAACGCGCCGATCTCAACCTCCTGGTTGGAACGTGGCAACACACCTACAATTGATGCGGTCTCCTTATTCACCTCGTCAGGAAATTGGCGAATCTCTATGTCGTTCACATCAATAGTTACTTTGTATTCACAGCCACATTCAGGAGCAGGACAGGTTACACCGAATGTTAGCATGGAATCAATATTATTGAGCTTAAATATCTCAAATAAAAGTTGTTCTTTTTCCGCAACGTACAGAGTCTTGATATGATTATATGTCACGGGCGATTGGCCGTCTATAGAAACACAATGGGCGGCTATGTAATACGGAATGTTCTCATAGAGTTTACCGCCACGACGCAATAGGCTCTGCTCGGTGTAACCGTCGCCCTCCTCTAGGATGACGTGTCGCTTAGAAATAAGTAGATCGACCTCAGCTCGCTTAGCCTCCATTTACAGCCCTCTGCTCTCGCCATTCATATGCGATATGTATTTCGTCAATTGCGTTTTTATCGAACGAAAGACCACTTCTATTGGTGGGATGGTTAACGTTCACGAAACAATTATGAAATTCGGTAATACGAACAGGAGCGCTCGTATTGTCGAGTTCAAGCACCGTCATTTCAAAATAATAGCCACTGGGGTGCAGCCCTGACTGTGTAGCAGGATTTTGCGCTCTTTTGATTGCGTTATTCCAAAAGTCTATACCAGGCCCCTCGGTGGGGACAAGCGTTCGGAGCACACAGTCCCCATATTCTAGGCCACCTGCCTCTTTATCAGGGTGGTTCTGGCCGGCCCCAGCCGATTTGACAACGCTAATCTGTTCCTCCCCCATGTCGCATTCTTCTACAAGCGCCACGGGAAATCCGTTCACCTCAACCCTAAACTTAAATTCTTTCACCTTCTCGTATTTTTTTACTTCAGTCGCCATAAAACTCCTCCAGAAAAGAGGGGGTATCTACCCCCTCTTCGGCTATACATTCCTCCACCAGGCTGGCAATTGCTTGAGTATCGTGTATTGAGAGAAGAGCTCGCCAGTCCTTGTGACCGCGGTCACAGCATCAATGATCCGTATCGCTCTAGTTGGCTGGATGAAGAATCTGCAATGGTAGATACCTTGATCGATATCATACCCTGAGTTGATTATCGCCGCCTTCAGCTCGCCAGTGTTGACATCGAAATATGCATCCTGATCCATTTGAAGCAGGTATGCATATATATCCATTCTTTCTGCCCACTTATCAAAAGTAGGCTTCAGTGTGCGATAAATCTCTCGCCAAGTAATAGGATGGTTGGGTTCCCATAAGAATAGATACAAAACTGGCGTGAGCGTTTTTTGCATCATCAGTATAAATCGCATAACGTTGATATCGCGCAATGCGCTACTCATTGTCTGCGTAGTAAATTGCTCCCAGAAGACTGCCTGCTCAAGCCCCTGCTCCCTACTGATTATTAAGGCGTTGATTCCAGCGTCACTCATCATGTCGTGGATGCCAGGATAATCAGCGAGGTTAAAATCAAGCCCTTCGACAAGGTCAACCGTACCACGACGGAAACCTGCAGGGGCATAGCTATATCCGCTACGATTTGTCGTCTTCGTTAAGACGGCCGCGAGATGACCTAGGTTCGACACAAATATGCGCTTGTCAGTGCGCGGGTCATAAACCAACGGCCTCCCGAAATATAGCGTCAGCAGGTGAGAATTAAACGCTTCATGCGTATATGGTGCCTCACCCATACGCCATTTCTTCGCTTCATAAGGATCGTATCCTGCCGGCGTATTGCAATGCGCCATCATGAGCCTGCCGTTTTCACAGTATGCGGCAAGCGCCTGCAAGACTGTTACTGACTGTGTCCCCGGGACTATCACATCTATCGAGTTCTGAATCTTATCAAGCGCCCATATCCCAGTCTGTTCAACAGGATCGCCTATATAATCCTGGATTGTAAGGGGCAGGCCATTGTCGCCACCGGTCAGAAAGGTTCCAACCTCATCTATTCTCGGATTTCTCACAACGTCTGGGTTCGTCGAGCCCAAATCATAGACTCGCACAAGCCTTGACGCGGCATTGAGGACAGTTACAACATAATTCGGAGCATTGTGATCCATAGTGAGTCCACTATGGTATTCGTTTAGCCCGCCTTGGTTGCTGTAGGCTATCCGCATATCAAAAAGGCTACTATCAAAGGCATTCTCGTAAATGGAGACTTTTAGATAGTTCCCCCAAGCCCCCTCGCTCTCTGCCTCAATCCTGAGAGTATCCTTTGCGGTGCCAGAATAACCACGATATGTGGCCACATCAATCCCAAGGTATGGAGCCGCTGAACAATCCTTGACGGTAATTGAATGCTGACTCCCAACCTCAACGCCAGTGATCACCAAGCACCCGCCGCTTGAACTTGCCATAGCTCCATCAAGCGTTGTGAGCAAATTGGCGACCTGCCCACTTGTGAATGCACCTTCTGGGAATGTAAAAGTCTGATCGGCCCCACTATCGACGGAGAGGATCAGAATGTTATTGCCGGCGACTGGCGCATAAACCCCCTCGCGCAACCCCAAGGCGCTATACGCGTCATTGTCAACGCTGAGGATAATCAGCGAGTCAGTTGCACTGCTCGCTTCTAACCGCAATTTACCGTCAACAACTGATGCATTGATTTTTTCGGTTGCGGCATTAATCTCCGAAGCAATGGCGTCCGCAGTCACGCTTGTTCCGGCTGTTAGTGTCACGCTTTGTGGTGCGACGTCTGACGACACCTGTAACAACAGCTTATCATTGACGTTTTCCACAATGTGGAATGGCCCAAGCTCATTGCTGTCAAACCTTCCGCCATGCTCCTTGTTAAAGACATAAGGCCCACGCTTGGCGACTATTCTGGCCGGCGTAGATTGAGAACCTCTGTCATTTAGCACCAATGACGCTTTTTTCGCTGTGCATGTGCTCTTGTCTCCTGGATCGGTGCAATTCAATAGACGAATAACGGCGAAATTAGCGCCCTGCATCAAGCCGGTACGTATTACCAGCGGATCAGATGAGCGAGTCCATGTGCGGCCACATTGTCGCTCAAATTCATCTAGCGTCTTGCAATAAATTGGCTCCCACGGTTTTCCTCTCTCTACATCCGCCAGAACCGCCACTACACATTCGCCGATCTCTTCAGCATAATATGATAGATCGGCGATGCTACGAATTACTCTTGCGGCTCCCCTTGTAGGCATAGCTACACCTCCTCAATCCTGATGAACTGACGATTAATTAACGATTTCAACCCATCAGGAATTAATTTCTTGGGGATAGGGTCAGAAATATGCTCAGTCCCCGAAAATGAGAAGGGTTGTAATCGTATGTCTCGCCCATCCAGGAGGGTAATATCCCTAGGCGTAGGTTCGAGATTAATAATCTTGACTATACCACTTGCCATTTATTTTCCTCCCTGTCTTGATTTCGGGTGAGATTTGCTTGATTGACGACACAACTTTAATATCATGCCGTTTAAGAAAAACATCTCTAACATTAAGTACGTACCATCTTCTAAGAAGCCCTACCCCCTGATTGTCATCAATCCGCTCATCGCTCAATACTGGCACAACATTCTGCCCTTCAACATTCAGACTGCAACCGCGGTGAAAACATTGAAATAGCCATTCTATTAGACCGTAAAAATCATAGGTATTAGTGGCGAGTGCTCCTATTATGTAAACTAGCCGCATGGGGGTTGGGTATGGTCTCACTGTATATGATTTGGGGCCCGTGAGCGTCGTCTTCTGTTTTGGATCAGGATGTGGAATAGTGGCCGTTTCTACCGAGGGCTCAAAAATATAGTCCTCGCAACCAAAATTGGTCACATCCTCCACCACTTCATCCAAATACACTGAGTATGCAGGATATATCGACTGATCAATATCAACACCTGGGGCGAACTCAACGACGCGCACGGGCTGCCCTGCTCTCTTCACGCGTTTAAGTTGGTCAATAATCGCTTTCGTGACGGCATCTATCATAGGCCTAATTGGGAAATCAGTTCCTGTTCGAAATCAACAGCTATTTGTTTGGCGATCCTGGCATATGTAGGCTCGAACACCGGACGTTTCCTTGCAGTGGCCTCCTCATGAATCTGCATAACCTGTTCAGTGTCTCGTTCATGAAATTTCGTTCTGCGCGACAATCGCCGAGCCTCTTTCAAGGTTTTGGGAAAGCCATATTTTCGTATAAAATGACCAAGTTTCCCCCAATTTGGGTAGCGTATGCGGTGGACTGACACCACCATTGCAATGCCTTCTCTCGACTGTTGCAACCCCATGGCAGCTATCGCTCGAACCAGCAAATGAGAACGTAATAGAATTCTGGTATCGAATCCTTCTCTGTGTTTTCTACGAAGGTAATCGAACGACAACGGTTCCCATGGTGGTATTTGTTGCCAAATTGTCCGTTGAGTCTCGTATTCTATCACCCCTGCATATTTCTTTACCAATGCGACTGTGGCGTGCGGAACAAGCGTCCCTATGGTACGTATCGCCTGTATCGTTCTCCTATTCTCAGGGCTGTTGGCGGAGGCCTTTATCAGTATAAACCTTATTGCCATCCCCACTCTTTCCTAGAATCGGTCTCATTGCGTTCATCAGCTAGCCTGATGCGAACGGTGACGACAGAATGTAGGGCTTGAATTGGAACCTGCGTGTCTCTTATCGGGTACCCGTCAGCCAAGAAATACAATTTGCCCTTATAGATAAAGCGACAATATTTATCGATGGTTATAGAATTCTTATCAAGCTCAGATTTGTGAAAGGTGACATCCAGAGTATTACGATCTTCTGGGCCATACGGCTCTATGTCTATACCGTCAGAATACGCGTTCGAGGCGTTATAAACAATAGCGGTAATGTTGTGCTCAGTCCCGTCTTTTGTGACAATAGTCACAACATCTCCCGCCAACTCATCAAAAATGCGCTGAAACGCGCTTTCGACACGTTGTATATTCATTCTACCAAGGTTGTACCCCTACCCCAGGCCAAGGAGGCGTTCCTGGGGGGAGGTCTTCGCCGAGGTCGCTCAACGCTTCCTGATATCTCCCTTGCAACTCGTCTCTTAGCGCCTGGAGATATTTAATCGCATCCTGAAACTCGGCCTCGGCCGCGCCCCCTTTAGCACGCCTCAACTCCTGCGCAAATTTGAGCAGTAGGCGGGGGATAAAAGCCTTTGTGGTTAGTAGCGCCACAAGAACAGCCTGCTGCTCCGTGATATCTACGGGATCGTACCCATGCAGAGCAATCTCTGCATCGATACGATCAGCGATTTCATCGGGGAGATCAGGATCAAGTTCGAATACAGGAGCTAGATCAATCTCAACAAGCCGTTGAATGTCAACCATTACTTACGAGCTTTCTTCGGACGATTTTTGGGTTGACTCTCTTGACTATCAGTATCTTCGGTTGGGAGTGCGTCGTCCTGTATATCGTCTTCGACGGTCTCGACCTTTTTCTCCGAGACTATCTCAATATTCCCGGCCCGTATGGCCCTGCGGGTGAGCATCCCCAGATTTCCGGAAACGCTCACCTCCTCTCCACGGGTAAGGAATAGCTTCGTCTCTGGGTCAACGAACGCATCCGATTTTACCAATCGTAGGGTTGGCATCTATCCTCCATTACAATACAGGTTCCATATAGCTTGGGAATCCGTTCGAGCTAAACGCCTTGGTCTTATCGATAATGATCCTACCCCACGGTTCAATAGTGGAGAATCCACAAATAATCGAGCAATAAGTGCCCTGAATCTGCCTCATAACAATTCTATCGGATTCGACAAGGAGTGGCCGGAATACCAGAAATACCACGCCAAGAGATTGGTCAAGCAACATCACCTGGTTGTCGGACAATACGTGAGTGATAAAATGTCCCATAGTGGCGGGGATAACCCTATTCCGCGACTGCACAGTCGTTACCACGCCGCCGAGGCCCTGGGGCTTAGAAAACTCATCGAGCTGAAGAACTTCCCATCCTGCATTCTCGCTCGTCAGCATCGTAGTCCAGTTGACAGCGATCCTGTGGGATCGTATCCATGCCCGAAGGAAGTCTTTGAACGTAAGACCATCGCTGGTGGAGTTGACTCCGATGACTGCACATGCATCGGAACCGTCTGCCTGATCGCCGTTCACCAAGGTAGTAACCGCTTCAGTGAACAGCTCCTTACCGAGCATCACGCCGAAACGTCGCATGTAATACTGCAAGATGGGGAGCCTCACCCTCAATAGTAGTTCGTCTGAGAACGAAATCGCCTTTCCGCGCTTATGCAGTTCTATGGTTTTATGTCCCCATTTTATGCTCGCCTGCGGAATCGTTTCAGCTTCCTCGATGGCTTCAGGATTGGCATCTGTGACCTCAAGCCACGGCGTTGTCACCACCATTGAATCGACCGCCTCGGTGCCAGCTATAATATCGGTATGTGTGGCGTCGGCCTCGAACCCCTTGACGATAAAGTCACGAATAATCTCCGGCGCAAGGTATTTCACATCCCCGGATGCGGTCAAAAGGTTGTCCAACGTAACGCGAGATGGGTCTAGCCCAATATCTTGCCAAATATCGTTCCATGTGATTGGCTCGCCCTTCTGGTTTTTCAACCCCACAGGTCGCCCGTCTTCGTTAATGGCCCTCGTTTGTGCGAAGTTGATAAACGATATGTCCTTACCGCCCTTGTCGCTGTCCCTGTAATGATTCAATGGGACAATTACTCTTTCCCTCAAACTATTTTTTAGGCCAAGCGTTCCAGCCATATCCAGTCCTCCTAGTATTCCAATGTCTCAATTTTCTGATCGGCTGCAGTCGCTGCGGTTATAGCCATGCCCACTATTGCAGCCGGTGAGTGGGTCTGTGCATCAAACGCAATCAATTTTCCGTCTGTGCCGAGCACAACAGGGCCAACTGGGACAGCGCCACCGGAAATCCTTGTATCATTCCGGCGAAGGAACCTGGTCTGCACCGTGCAAACACTTGCGCCGTCCTGATGCGCTTGAACAACGCCTACATAATTCAGAGTTCCTGCGCTCGTTGGCTTACCCACCGTTTTGTTGCCAGTGATGGCAACCATATCCCCAACCTCAATGTCAGTGGGGCAAGAGAAGCTAACTGCAAGAGTATCCAGACTTTCCTGTTTCATATCTCCTCCCTATTAATTGAACAATCTATTCGCTGACTCTTGAATATCAGAGTCCGTTACCTCTGGCTCTTCAGTCTTCGTATCAGCGCTTGTTCTATTTAGCTCGAATTTGCCAGCCGCAATGGTCTTGTACTCGGCAATCATGTCATCTAAGTGGCCTACATCATCGATCTGTTCAATCCTAGACCTAAGTCGCTTGATTGGCTCAGAATCCAGCACATCAACATGAGCTTTGTCAAACCATTCCAATGCTTCCTTGCGTTTCACATCTATCAATTGCTTGCCCTGTTCGGCCAGTTCATAAAGCAAGTCAAAAGAATTCAACACATCATCGATGCTGAAATCATTACTGAACAACTTCTTACCGAGGGCATACAAGGCCTCGTTCCATATTTGATGCTTTTCGCGAATCGCAAAGAGCGCACTTAGCTTCTTGTCGATGGCCGCTATCACACTCTCGCCGACATCTGCATCCGCGATCGTGTAGTCGATATTGAGCGCATCAACAACGCGTTGTAGCACCTCGCCGTGATTCATTCGCTTCGCCTCAATGATCCTATCAGGCTGCTTCCCCTGAGTAGCATTGAGAGACTGAAGCTTCTCTTGAACGGCCGTAAGTATCTCTTCGCCATCCCCTTCATTTGCTACCTTGGGGTCAATCTTGAGCGAATCGAGGATTTTTTGCAGTACCTCGCCATGATTCATTTTTAGTTCCTCCATCTTTTTGTCATTGTTCTCTGGTATGGTATGGGAATTACGCATCCCAGCGTGCTTATCAGCTCCAGTGCCGGCGGGGACAAGCGCCATATGGCGAACCGCAAACATCTTCTTTGGCAACCACCTTACTATTTCTCCATTTATCGTCTCCCCCTGCCGAGCCAGAAATTCGTCAAAGTCTAGGTCTGGATGCGAAGGTGTTATGTCCATCGACACGCCAATCGACCCGCTCCGTAATATCCCTAAGCGGAGCCCCGTCGCTGCCTTTGGATCATACCGCTCATCAACCACTAATTCTGCATTCACACCGGCAGGGATATCTTCAGAATCCTCCCATTCAGCATTCCGAACATAGCCTGCGATATCCTTACTATCGAGCGAGTGGTTCCAAAGGAGATCAGGATTGTGCTTATTGATGTATTGCACCGCCTGCTTTAATACGGCCCCATTATCGTGCCCGTAATCAATCAACTGGGGGAGGGGAAAGCCGGTTTGTGGCCAGGCCATTACGCACGAGATTAGTCGCCACCTCGCAGTCACAATCGAGGGATCGCCATCGCTAATATTCGAAGCTGAGGCGTCTATATCCTCTGCTTTCTCCTCTTCTTCGGGCTCGATTTTGTCTGTCTTGGACGGAAGAGGTTCCCGTAAATGTGAATCGATAATGCAATCAACCCGATAGATTCTTTTTCCTCTTATTGTCCCACGATCAACACACTGTAATTCCATTACGCCTCCACTATGTAGTCTCGACACCTGGGATGATACGGTGGGAGAGCTACCCCTAGGTCAAGCAGTTTACTATCAGAAACAGAGAATGCGTCGTCAATCACATCTGTTGCCATAGGCAACGCTGTCTTGTCTTTTGCATTCTCTAGTAGAGAAAGATATTTGCTCTTCAGTTCGCCAACATTAAATACCCTGTCGAGCATTCCGTAACAAAATTTACATTTTCTGTTGTCCCTAGGGCCATCTATTCTTACGTATTCAACCCCTCTATCAGCGAATCCTGATAGCAACCCTATATTCTTCGCTGATTCAAGAGCGTGATTGGCTATAAGATCAGCAGCGACATTACTCATGGATGTCACTATGTCCTCAAAACGCTTTTTCAAAGCTATCGAAAACTCGCCAGTCGAGCCAAGAGTGTCGTACAATTCCCCCATATAATCCGATAATGTTTTTAGCCTAGCAGGTGTACCGGATATAAACCTGGATACGGCATCAGCCTCTAAAATACCTGCAAGCGCGGAAATAGCGGCCATATCCCAATCGTCCCAAATGGCGGATCGCTTGGCGGCTAAATTTTTGCTTTCTTTCGCCACTTCTTGAATATCAATTATGAGAGATTGAATGGCCAGCCCCAATTCTTCGTCGCTTTCGACTCGGTCAATTATCCTGGATAGCGCTTCGGAGATAAATTCTTCACGCCCCGGAAGATGATCTGCAACAACTGTCGCTACCCAGCTCTGGAGCCATATATAGCCGCCAAGCATCGCCGAACGAAACGCCTGCTTGAGCGAGGCGATTGAAGGGGTCTTGTTAATGGAATAAGAGTTAGTTATTAACGTAAAAGTTTCACTTTTTTTGACATATCTACCCAATTCTTTTGAAAAAGATACGATGATGTTCTGGGCAGGAGGGGTTGGGTCTCCATATCCTAATTGCTTTCTTGCCTCATCGACTGTAATTATCCCAGATTGGACGAGTTGTACAACGGCTTGGGATTCCATAAGCTTGGCTTCTCGTACCTTAAATATATCATCTGCCATCTCCCCACCGAAATCCACGGTGAGCCCAACATCCCCAAACCCTCTGAGCGCCAGATTCAGTCGATGCCCTTGTTCGATACAGCGCTTAACCCCACTTCGAAACACCTTGATCCGCGCTTTCATTTCATCATAGATGGGGCCAACGTTCTGAGAGGCGTGCGCAGACCATCCGAAAAAAATCGGGTCAGTATGAAGCGCAGCAAAAAGCCCTTTCAGCACCAATTCGAGTATGTCGCGCGCCCCCTGCGCTGATGCCTGCGTATTCTGAAAGCTAAAATCAATATTCTTGTAGCCCACCCCAATCCCAGCGGACATGTTATCACGTATAGAGTCCGCTATCTCCTGTAAGTATTTCTCAGCCTTGGCGTCGTATTGCGCTTGCGATTCCCCCACCTCTCTTGGAGGAGGATCAACGCTTGCCAGGAGCACACCAAAAGCCGATACCTTATCCATCCATACCTTAATTTTTTCAACCACCTCTTTATGCGTCATGCACGACGATATGGCCGCAATAGCCGGTGGAACAGGATATGGATCAGTGTCGCGCATGATAAGGTTGCAATACGTCGTCTGGATTGGGTTTAGCTTGACCAATTCGCCGTTCTGGTCTTGGTACAGCTCCAAGTTTCCATTATTGTCATATTGCCAACGCAATGATCTTATGGGGACAACAAAAACGCGTTGTATCGCGGTGAGTGCTTTATCTGGCACCCATTCACAACACAGCCCTCCATGCCTCGCCGCTTGCGAAAATAACGCATTCACCAATCCATCCATGCCGTATGATAATGGGAAACACTTTGCGGCAAGCTCATTTGCTACTTCAAGGGCCTGGAGCATTCTGGCCTGGTTGGGTGCTTGTATTATAAGTTCGTGGCCAACGTTGCCAAGGCTAATCATGGTTTGGTGGAAACGAGACATGTATGGATCGGTATATGTCAAATTATCAATGACATCATACAGCACTCCAGGCACCTTGCCCTGTATCCATGAAAGTCCTGCTATAAAGCGACTGGTGTAATCTGAGAGCCACTCATTATCCCGCGATACTCGCGCAGTCACCCTTGGATAGTTAGCGGGTTTTGATTTATTAAATAGTCTTTCGAGCCAGCCCATGCGATTTTTCTCCATGCTTGGCGCTCACAAAAATCGGTTTGACCATAATCGGAGATTGGAAGACTCCAACCTTGGCGGCGAGGTATGCGGAATTAAGGGCCATACCATAATGGTTCTCAATCTTGCCAGAAAGATATGACCTGACTGGGGCCCCCTTGCTGTTGTATTCTATCGTGGTCACGAGTTGTTTTAGATGCCGTCTAAAGACTTCAAGCTCTCTCATCCAACGCTCATCGGAAAAATGACGGCTTGGAACAATAATCCTCAACATCTCCATTTCATCTATCATCTGATCGAGTGATTCCGTCCGATCAATGCACACTGTTGGGATGGTAACCCGCCCTTCTAATGTCTCCTCGCCTCGCCTGAATGATGTGTTCTGAAAATATTGAATCGACACCCGATTAGGGAATTTCGCGGCGAATTGCTTGGCTGAATGCTTGTTGGGCATTGCGTCAATGAGACAATATGCCACGCCAAATTGATCCATCAGTGTTTCAAGACGTCCCCATTTCTCGGTGCGCTCCAGATAAATGACCTTGAATACGTTCCCAGACATCATTCCTACGACCACGCATAGCTCGTCGCCCTGGTCAACCCCCATGTAACATCCGTTCCCAGTCAACGTCACGCCGTAGTCGCCCTCAATTCCATCCAGCGTCTCATCGGTTATGCGGACGCTATTGCTCGAATACGGGAACCCAAGCATACTGATGTTGAAATTCTCTAATCCCAGGCTACTCGCTTTTTTATTCTCGTATTCATACATAATACGACTTGCTACATTTGGGAAACCCGGGACTTGAATCTGGGAATAGAGTTGACTAATATGGTAGCCACTAATAAACTGACCAGGCTTTAGCGCAATCCACTCCCCGTGCGCCATATTCAATTTTGCTTGGCACTTACTACAGCCACGATAATGGGTTGCGCCTTCCGGGTGTTTTCTTTTCTGGTTTTGGGGAATTGGGATGAAATTCGCTGGGAATTCAAGCTCTAAACAGTTCCTATGGCCACACGAGTCGCAAATTATGTGCCAATGCTTCTGATCGCTGAGGTTGAAACGCCTATCTATCCCCCATCCAGGCATGGACGGTTGAGACAACATAACAGCCCAGCCAAGTTCGCTATGCCTAAGTCTATCAAGTGCGAACTCTATAAGTTCCTCCGGCGCTTCGTCCAACTCGTCGAGCACCACCATGTCGCAATCTATTGATTTTGCTTTGGCCTTAGTCTGCAACCCACGTACATATATCGAGCCCGGGCCTATTTGTTTCAAACCTACCCTATCTGTGGCCCTTACGCGCGACACAAGGTATGATGATGTCTCGATCATAGGAGCGAGCCTGTCTGAAGAGAAATCTTGGCAAGACTGGTCATTGGGAAAGTAGTACACAACCTTCCCGCCTAAATGCTCAGCCACCCATATGCTCTTAATCAACATCAGCGTGGAAATTCCAACTTGGGCTGCCTTGCGAAAAACAATAAAAGGGCTCTCGTCCCTAAGTACTTGCTCAAGATACTCGTGTCGCCTGAGGGAATATCTCTTGTTGCGCAGAGTTATATTGGCGCGCTTTATCCAAGCTTCAAGAGTAAGTCTGGAAGAGGTGGGGAGGAACTTCTCATTGGGGAGGAGATTCTTAGTTACAAATTTCACAATTCAATCTCAAGTACTGCGTTATCAGCTTCTTGCGACCTAAGTATTTTTTCAGCGGCCTTGTCTAAAACAATATGAAGCTGTGTGACCAACTCTGGGTTATCAGCCAACTCCTGTTTTACCGCGTTTTTATAATGGTCGCGATACATCTGCACGGCGCGAGAAAGATCGCTACTCGAACGCTGAAATTGAGACAGGCCTTGCATTATCCTCCCTACCGTTCCAGCTATAGTCCAAAAATCCTTCATGGACTTAACTTGCAGATCGGGAGCCTGGGAAAGCGCTTTGATAGCGAGATCGAGAATTTGTATCGCCGCTTCCTCTTGAAGCCGTTCGAGTCGCTCTTTCATAAGTATGCGGTTATCGCTGCCATACGACTGCAGATACCGCATACAAAATCTATGTAGGGCCGCATCATTGGTTCTAATGCCGTGCTCCCCTAGCTGTTTCGCCATCTCTTTGTATGGCGTGCGCGCCATATACATGCGTGCAATTCTGAGCTGTTGACTCGGTGGGAGTGCCTCTAATGCGGCCACACCTTGAAGGGCAGTATCGCCCTTTTCTTCCTTTTCTTCTAATGTCTCTGTGTCTAGTACTTGTCCCTTCTTTGGCATAATCTCAAACCTTTTAGCCATTTAGAAAACGATGCTTAGAAAAAAGTTCCATTTTTCCTCAAAAAAACCTTCAAGAACACAGTCCCCAGTGTCTAAATACTGTCTATGACGTGTCTGGTTTAGTCCGTTTTAGTCCACTAGAGTCCACGATTGTCCACGAAATCAACAACTTATAAAATGCAAGATTTAGACAAGAAAATCCTATTTTCCCCTCATTGACGCCTAAAATTATCAATGACTTTGTCAATCAAATCAAGCGGTTAGGACATTTCCGAAGTGCTTCAAAAAGCATAAATTGTCAGATTAGGACAATATTTCTAACGCACTGAATCGTCAATTATCTTAGTATGTTAAGAAGTCTCACTGTCTGTTTTACTGTCGGTGTTCTTGGTTATGATCTCGCTCAAGATATTCGGCGTCTCTCTCAATTGAGAATCCATAACATGCGCATAACGCGTCGTCTGTGTGATCGAAGAATGCCCCAGCAGTTTTTGTACTAATGCCAAGTTCCCAGTCTTTTTTAGCAATAATGTTGCTGCAGAGTGTCGCAAATCGTGGACTCGCAGCCTGCGCACCCCCGCCTGTTTCATCGCTGACTCTAATGCAAGGCTAAACGTCTGACGATTATACGGAGCATCTTTGTTTCGTATCGAAGGCCAGATGTACCCTTCCCTGTCCCCCTTTTGTGACAGCAGTTCAGCAAAATGTTTATCAAAATAGACTACATGCTTTCTCCTCCCTTTAGCTATAACAGTAATAGACCGATCTCTCATGCTAATCATATCCCACTTCAACCCAAATACATTGCTTTTCCTTAACCCAGTAAGCAACATAAGGTAGGTCTGTTCGTATGTGATTTGGTCATGTTCAGCCAACCATTTGAGAAGCCGTCTCGCCTCGCTCTCGGAGTAATAATCAGTCCTATTTGGGGGCGTAGCAAATTTTATGCCAGAAAATATCTCCATGTCAACATATGGAGATACAATCGCTTTTAGCCTCGAAACGATGAGCGACACAGTCCACGGCTTTCTGGTCTCCGATAGTTTGGCGATAAACCTATCTATTACTTCCCTCGTCAGCTCCGAGAGTTCAGCAATTCCTAAATTTTCTTGAATAATCTTGGCTTTGGTATAGTTTGATTGAAGGCTTAATTCTGTAAGTCCCTGCGTTTGTTTCCTTCGCAAAAACTCGTCTATTGCGTCACTCAACGAAACGCTCTTGCCACCGACTTTTACCATTGTCTGACGATTAGTGTTCTTCGCAAGCGCAACTTTTCGTTCTGCGTCGCGCGCAGCATATATGCCGATGTCGCCAAGGCGCTTGCGCTTGCGCTTGCCTTCCTGCCACCACTCAAGATAATAAATACGTTGTTGCGGAATTTTGCCGCAGTAGCATTTGCCCCTCGACAAAGGAAAGAGGCGCTTGCATGATTTGCAATATATCAGGAGGGCCATCTTGCGCCTCGATAACCGTGAATTGCGATTAGTACCCTACCCGCGACCTTCTCGTGTCTTGAAAGATTCGCTGGCGGAAAAGGAGTCAGCCTATTGAGGGTGTGAGGATACCCGCTGATTAACACCTTATCGCCATCAGTTATGTCGTCTGTCCCTGGCTTTATTAGGTATAGCACAAACCCCTTTCCGTTGCCACGCTTCACCCCGATGCAGTCATCGTCAGAAATTAGATCGCTAGGGAATCTGGCACTGCCAACCCTCTCACCCATAACCCTCCCATCTTCTACGGTAAGAGTCTTAAACCTGAAAATAGGAATCGGCTCCGATGCTTCCAGAGGCGGCGCTTCTGGTTGTGATAGCTCTACAAGCTTGTAAAACTCATGATCTGGGAGGCCGAGCGCTTCTACAACCTGCTTGATTAGCCTCGGCGAGACGCGCCCACCCCTACTCCAGCTAATGAGGTTGTTAATGTCAACATTGAGCCTTGCGGCCCATCGCCGCAAGCTTTCCTCCCCTCCGGTGACTGGGTCTGTTCCTCTAGTCTTCTTAAGGAACTCCCAAAACTCTTGCGGTGATCCCATCTTATTCCTCCCGATGCGAACTACGTTTCGTATTATGCAATAGCATAACCTGTTCGTACTGTCAAGAGATTTTACACAAAAAATGTCCGCTCCAGTCCGTTACAGTCCATTTTTCTCTTGACAAAGGATTTATGATACGCTAAATGCGCTTCGCATGACGCAGAATACGGTAAAGGAGGGAGATTATGCGCATAATGACGGAATCAGAAGCATCAAAGCAGATGCGGGTTTCGCCAAAAACCATGTATCGGCTCCGCCAACGTGGACAGATTCCCTTTCTACGCATTGGGCGGAAAATCCTCTACAGAACAAGCGATCTAGAAAAGGCAATTGAAAGGAGGGTAAGATGATCGAAAAAGCGGTCAAAGGTAATTTCAAACTAAGACTGGGGCTGTATGGCCCAGCGGGGTGTGGAAAGACACTGGCGGCCCTGGAAATCGCATCTAATCTCGGCTCCAAGATTGGTGTCGTTGATACAGAAAATGGATCGAGCACCATGTACGCGTGGGATGGGGAGAAGGGCTACCGCTTCAAGCTCATCCGCCTCGAACGCTATAGCCCAAAAGACTATATTGATGCTATCGAGGCATTTGAGCAGGCCGGGGCGGAGGTCATAATCCTGGACTCCTTTTCTCACGCATGGGACGGCGTCGGTGGCGCGCTCCAGACAGCCAAGGCTATAGAAGAAAAGCCAAACATCAAATCCCCTTTGCAAGCTTGGGGACAGGTCACTCCGCTCTACAACAAATTACTCCACAAAATCCTGCAAAATAAAACCCATATCATCTGCACCATGAGGGCAAAATACCCCAATGCAAAAGACGAGCAAGGACATATAGACTACAAACGCAAAGTAATGCTTCCGATACAAAAACCTGGGGTTGAGTATGAATTCGATCTGTTCTTTGCAATGGATCGAGACCATAAGATTTACGTCGAGAAAACAAGGTGCTCAGCGCTGGATGGAAGGGTAACCACCCTGCCGGATGAAGGCTTTGTGAACGACATCCGAGATTGGTTGACACCCTCTGCTGATGTCGATTGGGACTGGGATGAGGCATCCCCACAGCCGGTGGCAAATATACTATCGGCTTTCACTGCAAAGAAATCAAGCCTATGGCTCGATTACTATGATGTCGAGAATTTGTCTATTGTCCCAGATTCCGTCCCTAAACGGCTACTTACTTTGCTTTCCAATATCGCAAAGTTCGGGAAGCAAAACGGTGTTCCAAATGACGTTGTCGAAGCTGGCCTCAATAAAGCCATAGAGGTAAAAGGAGTTGATTTCATTAATGAAATTAACGACGTAGATTGGCTAAGAAAGTTTATGTTCGACTACATAAAAGAGGCGGCACGCGATGACGAGCCAAAGGAGGAAGGAAATGCAGCTCCTCCCGCTGAGTAAAACAAAATACGAAACATTCAAGATGTGTCCATATAAGGCTGACCTCATTTACAACGTGGGGCTTAAGGATCGTCAATCAGATGCAGCAGAAACCGGTGTGTTGGCTCATCAGTACATCCAGGATTATCTCTCAGGACGAATAAGCGACACAGAAATCCCCTCCCCATTTAGGGCATGGGTAGATTTTGCCGTATCCTCGACTATAGACTATGGCGAGCTGGTGGGGCTTGAGCTTCACATTCATGCAAACTCGGAAGGAGAATGTCAGCCTGAGGCTTCAGAGTTCCACGGTATCTTGGATGCCGTATTTCAACTCGACGAAAAATCAATCCATGTCGTGGACTGGAAGAGTGGTGGATACGTCAAGGACAATGAGTTCGAACGACACTTGTACGCAGGGGTGTTGGCTAGGGCAAAATTCAACGTACCTCGCATAAGCTTCTCTCTAGTTTATGTGGGGGCACCCAAAAGGGTGATAACGAGCCAATACCTCTTCAACCCAGATGGGTCGTTGCAAATAATTGATCCATATGGAAACGTGGCCTTCCGCAAGTCGAAAGATGCAATGCTGCGGTGGATACAGGCGAAACTTAAGCATATTGCAAAAACTCCGCCAACCCCGAGGGTGGGCAGGCATTGCACAAACCAATTTGGGCAACCTTGCGTGTTTCTTGGGAAGGAATGTCAAGCTTCTTATAACCTCCCCTTTTTACACCAAAGCGTAAGCACTGACGAGCTCAGAAACGCCGTAAGGAACGTGCTGAACGGCGAGGCGACAAGAGCTGATTACTCATACGCAATGGAGGCCGCAATGGTCATGCGAGACGCCGCAAGTGAGATAGAGGCGAGAGTAAAGGAGTTCACAATGAAAAATGGCCCCATTAGCGCTGGTGGTGTGTTGTATGGGCCAAAAAGCTATACTCGCTATGACCTGGATGAACGAGCCTTTCTAGAAGCGTTGGCGCAAATGTGCCCATCTACGGACGATCTCGCAGAGATTCTAACAACCTCAATGACAAGATTAAAACAGTCAATGCTCTTCGAAGCTTTAGAAGAGGCAGATAAACAAGAGCTATTAAAGGCATTTAAGCCGGTAATACGCACCACATGGGGAAAAATAAAAGGAGGGAATTATGAATGATGTGACGCTAGTAGGAAACGTGGGAGCGCTCCCGCAGATAAGGACAACCCTTTCAGGGCAAAAAGTAGCGAAAATCCGCCTTGCCACAAGTGACGTATATAACGACAAAAAACGCACGCAGTGGCACAATCTCGTCCTTTGGAACAGGCTGGCCGATTGGGCGGAAAAGTACGTCAAAGTGGGGGACACACTAGCGGTTAAAGGCAGAATAGAATACAGAGAGTTTATCGACGGCGAGACTAAGCGTTGGTTCACAGACATTGTGGTTAACCGCGTAAACTTCGTAGGAGGCAAGAAAGGACAAACTGACCAGTCCTACGAGATGCCGCCGCCAGATGATGTGCCTTATACCCCAGACGATTATTACGACGACGACGTTCCGTTCTGATAATATTTTTTCGGCTGAGTGCGATGTGCTTTTCGCATGTCGCACTCGATGGGGGATTGCATGAAAGGTTTTCAACGCAAACAAGGAATGAACAAGTTGGAGAAAAGGTACGCCGAGTACCTAGACCTTCGACGAAGCGTCGGAGAAATAAAATGGTGGGGGTACGAAATTATCAAGATCAAACTCGCCCCAAACACATATTACACGCCAGACTTCATGGTACTGGACGCTGACAACAACATCGAAATACACGAGGTGAAAGGGATATGGAGGGACGACGCCAGAGTAAAATTCAAAGTAGCATCAACACTTTTTCCCGCCAAGTTTGTAGCAATTACTTGGAATTCCCGTTCCAAGTGTTGGGAAATGGAAAATCTGGTATAAATTACGACAACTTCTGCCCAGAAGAATCTAAACGAGTTCGATATGAATTAAGCGACTGGTTATGGGAGCCTGTCCTTGGGTGTAATGAGGGCTGCGAAATGTGCTCATTTAAGACAATGCCACACCTATACCCATTTTTCATCGAATCAACAAGGGGAATCCCATCTGCAATAAGCGCTCATATTTCAACTCCAGCATTGCGACATAAAAATACAGTGCTGGCCTGCAGGTACACTGATCTATTTTCTCCAACAGTAGAAATGGGAATAAAGCGTAAAGTGTTAGAAATTATAAGAGAAGCGCCTAGCCTTAATTTTATCATCCCCACACGCTTTCCGGAAGAAACGAGGAGCTTTTTGCTTCCTAGGAATGTCATAGTCATGGGGGTATGCTTTGCTGACCATCACGCGAAGCTCATGATAGAACGTCTCGACAGCCTCATAGGCATAGTCGAAGCCGCCTTGTTTGTGACTCCGAATGTTGATCTTAAAACAGCGCTGGGGGACGATTTTACCTTCGACGAATATGACCTCTTGTTTGTGGCACAAGGTAACATACATCCTCCACACGAGAGCGAACCAAATAAATTCGTGGCGCGAAATAGAAGGTTTTGTGACAAGGCCAATATCGCCTTTTATTCTGCCTATTTGTGAGTTCCTACCTTTGAAAAAATAAAACGTGGAGAAAAGTATGCAGAATCTCGCATATGCAGAAACATTTCTGGCGACAATAGGGAACCCATTTCCATGCTGGCAGCTGATCCCAGAACGCCAAGGGTGCAAGGAAAGGCCAGTATGGAAATACGGAAAGCTCGATGAAAGAAAATCTTGGCTTATTCAATCAAACTCCTTGGGACAAGGGGTGTTTTGCACAGTCAATATAGGCGATGGACAAGGGAGAAGCGCTAATAATATAACTCAGGCAACATGCTTGTTTGTTGACGTCGATGAACAAAGAGAAAAACCGCATGATGATTTCCCCTTACCCCCAACAATGATCGTTGAATCATCGCCAGGCAGATATCACTATTACTGGCGGGCTTCAAACATAAGTCTTGAAGATTTCCCGAGATTTCAGGATTCGCTAACAAGAAGATTTGGGGGAGATGAAGCTTGTAAGGACATAAGCAGAGTAATGCGTGTTCCTGGGTTCGTGCATTGGAAAAGAGAGCCATTTGTAAGTAGGATCGTCGAAGTCAATGAACAAGCAACATACGACATAAGCGATCTTATCGAAGCATACCGATTGAACGAAGCCCCGCCTAGAAGCTTCAATGATTACGTGGGGCCGTGCATAAACACAGGATGGGTTGGGGAAGGACGGCGACATCGCACGCTCGTGTATATCGTTAAGGATTTGAAACAACGAGGTTTTAGCGGACAGGCTTTGTTTGAAGCTGCAAACGCTTGGAATCGTTCGTGTTGTTCGCCACCCCTTCAGGATTCTGAAGTAGAACGAATAGTGAAATGGGGTGATCGGAGGGTAGATCAGAGGATGAGCATGGTGATAAGAAACGGAGCAAACCAGCTACTTCCGGAGGAAGTCGAGCAGCGACGGGAGACCCTGGAAGTTGAAATATTATCCACGGCAGAAATTCAGCATAGTGAATTTGAGACCCCGTCGTTCATTATTTCAGAAATTCTGCCCGAAGGGTTTACTATACTCGCTGGAAGGCCAAAAATAGGGAAATCGTGGCTTTCGTTCCAATGGGCTCTCGACGTTGCAAGAGGTGCTCAGACCATGGGCGTTGTCCCAACAAGCAAATGCGATGTGCTTCTTCTCGCACTTGAAGACCCATTCAGGCGACTAGCACAACGCCTCCACATGATCCTGCATAACACAGCTGCCCCCGATAATTGTCGAGTGGCCACTAAATGGTCGTTTCTACCAAACGCGCTTGACGACTTAAGGCGCTTTCTCGACCGCCAACCCAACACCAGGCTTGTCATAATCGACACGCTTGGAATGATCATAGGCGAGAATAGCGACTCTTCAGGTAACGCGTATTTCAGCGATTACATGGCAATAGCCGCGCTTCGCACCCTTGCCCATGAGCGCTCAATATCAATATTGGCCGTGCATCACCTGCGAAAAGGAGCCACGCAAGATGAGTTAGAAGCAGTTAGTGGTACTACTGGTATTACTGGTGCAAGCGATGCCGTCCTTATACTCAAGCGTCCGGATCGCATGAGCTTAATGGGCGAGCTGTATTGCACAGGGCGCGACGTCGTTGATCGCTCGATAAAAATAGGGCTGCAAGAGGGTTGCAGATGGGTGGTGGACGAATCGGTAGAGCAGAAGCCTGACATCAAGTCCGAAGTGTTTATGGTCTTTGACGACAAGAAGCCGCACAGCATCGAAGAGGTCATCACAGCCATCTATCCCAAACCAACATTTGACCAGCGAAGCCGCGTAAAGAGCGTTATTCAAGAGCTCTTGCAAGAAGGCGTGCTAGAATCATCGATTGCGCGCAATAAATACATTCTTGCCCCCTAGCCGCGTACTGCATTTTACATCGCGCGTTTCGCATAGATTTCGCCAAAATCGCCCCTCTCTGCCCCGTGGGGCGATTTTTTTATTCCGGGAATGGTATTGTAGCCGGGGACATATAAAATCGATTGTAGGGGGTTCTAGGTGCCTTTTAGACGATATTCGCTTATTCAAGCCATTTTTTAACGTCCCCATACCCCACCCCACACACAACCCTGCCGCGAATCGCTATTTGCACTTCGCGTCTCACATGGATTTCGAGAAATTCGCCCCTCTCTGCCCCGCTGTTGGATTTTATTGTCGATGGAATGGTATTATAGCCGGGAACATAGAAAATCGATTGTAGGGCATTCTAGGGGCATTTTCGGCGATGTCGCCTAAAACCCCACTAACAAAGCCGTTGACCACATGGTCATCCCCCCTCTTTCCCTTCTTTCCCCCCGGCCCCCCCCTATTAACCCTTACTCTCCCCTGTAGTAATGGAGCCTTATCAAATCAATGGTACCAAACCGAATAATGGAGCGTTGTAGAATAGTACTTACTTACTAATCTAGTACTAAATTTCTAGATACGTACTTATAACGCCCCATATATATCAAGTCTCCATTGGTACCTATTAAGTCAATGGTAAGTACTACTTATCTAGACAAGTATATATTATATATTTATTATATTAAATTTAATACTAGTATATATATTGAGGCCTAATATGTACGTGAGGCCTCAATATACATTGACGCCTCATATGTATATTGAGGCGTCAACACGCGTATAGGCCTATATGAGGCCTCAATGGGTATATATGGCGTCAATGTACATTGACGCCTCATGTGTATATTGAGGCGTCAATGCGCGTATAGGCTTATATGAGGCCTCAATGCACGTATAAGCCTATACGCACCATGAGCCTAAAATAGTCATATTCGGCCTTAATACTTATAAAACCTGTAGCACCTGTGCAACCTTTTTGTACCAGCAATAATTTCAACGCGTTTCACTACCACTGAAACGCCTATCCCGCTGTTCAGTATGCTGAACGCGCGACCAATACAATAAGACGCGACCTGCCGTCATTAAACGCGCGCCTTATCGACAACGCTGGCAACCCAATAAAAAGGGTTAAGTGCCCCATTGCGGTCATGAACAGGCCTCTGCGGCCTCCTTGGGGTATGATCCATCCGCTCTATTGGCGCGTGCAGTGAGTGCAGCCTGCCGCCACCGAACGCATCCACATAGGTCAACGCTAGCAACCTAGCAAAAATAGCGCCCCCCTTGCAGTTGTATATGGGGCTTCTGCGGCCTCACTGGGAATGTCCCTCCCCCGCTCTATTGGCGCGTGCAGTGAACGCAGCCTGCCGCCACCGAACGCATCCACATAGGTCAACGCTAGCAACCTAGCAAAAATAGCGCCCCCCCTTGCGGTTGTATATGGGACTTCTGCGGCCTCACTGGGAATGTCCCTCCCCCGCTCTATTGGCGCGTACAGTGAGTGCAGCCTGCCGCCATTGAACGCGCGCCTTATCGACAACGCTGGCAACCCAGCGCACAACGCAACGTGTAGCCAAACATTCATTATGGCACGCAACGAAGATGGCGTGTTACAGCCAAGCGTGAACAAAAAAAGACGCCGATGGCATAAGCGCTTGATATAACCTAGCGTTGCCGGTTTTGTTCGAGCGTTTTGAGAGGCCTATAGACCATAATGCGAGGTGGATTTTGGGCCTCGCAGATCACACAAAAAAGAGACCTTGTTTTTAGGCCATTTTACGTTGCAGACACGCCTTTTGCGCCATAGACACTTAGCAAAAAAAATGCGAAATGCAAAAAACACTTGACAAGGGGTCGTTGTCTGGTATATATACGCCCCCCGAAATCAAGGAACAGCGACTCAGAAGACTGAGCGGTGTGGGGCATTATTTTTTTTGTCAGCGGGAGGAATCATGAAGCCATACGAAGATTTTATTTTCGTGCGGAACTACTCCAGATATCTTTGGGGAGAGCAACGCCGCGAAACATGGGATGAAACCGTGGGGAGGTACGTCAATAATGTTCTCTTGAGGCGCTCCTGCGATCCATTGGTGGCGGAGGCTGTTAGAAACGCAATACTCAGCAAGTGGATAATGCCGTCCATGCGCGCTCTCTGGGCGGCTGGCGAGACTGCAGAGAGGGCAAACCAATCGATATACAACTGCTCTTATCTATCAATTTCTTCGATAGAGGCCTTCTCTGAGGCGCTAAATTTGCTCATGAACTCCTGTGGCGTTGGGTATAGCATCCGCCTAAAACATATATCACAACTGCCAAAGGTCGCCCCCGCCAGAATATGCTCTGACAGGTACGTTATCGACGATTCAACAGAAGGTTGGTGCGACGCTATTCGACAGCTCATTGAAGCAGCATACCTGGGGTGCTATTTAAGATTCGACTATTCCCGTATCCGCCCAAAAGGTGCACCACTAAAGACGAAAGGCGGGCGCGCATCCGGCCCCGAAGTGTTACAAGACGCAATCAGATTTATCAAAGACATATTCCGCAACGCTACGGGGCGCAGACTGACCAGTCTCGAAATCCATCATATTCTCTGCAAGTTGGCTTCCATAGTGCAAGTCGGAGGGGTGCGACGCTCAGCGCTTATAGCGCTAACAGACCTTGAAGACAAGCTAATGCAACGTATTTTTAAGAAGAAACACCCGCATTTGTGGTATGCAAATATCAGCGCCGTGTATGATGAACGCCCTACCCAGGAGACGTTTCTGCGCGAATGGGTGCGGCTTATCGAAAACGGGAACGGAGAAAGAGGCATTTTCAACCTAGTTGGGGCGCAGGCAACTTGCCCTCCAGGCAGGAACCCCTCTAAAATAGAGGGCACTAACCCGTGTGGCGAAATCTCCATGAGAGATATGGAGCTGTGCAATCTTGCAGAAATAATCGTGCGACACAACGACGTCCTGCAGACGCTTAAACACAAAGCAAAACTCGCCACAGTTTGCGCGTTCTACCAGAGCCTGTTTGACGATTTTTCGTATCTGCGAAAAGATTGGCAACGCAACTGTCAGGAAGAACGGCTGCTCGGAGTTAGCCTTACTGGGATAATGGACAACCCTCGTATCCTTCAGCCTGCAATACTCTCAGAGCTCCGTGAGACCGTGCGCGCAACCGCAACAGAACTGGCGGAAAAGCACAATGTTTCTACCCCATTAGCTACGACATGCGTCAAACCCAGCGGGACTGTTTCGCAGCTGGTTAATTGTTCCCCAGGCATCCATCCGCGATGGGGAAAATACTATCTGCGCTCAGTGGTTGTAGAGCGAATCAACCCCATCCATTACGTGCTGAGAGACCACGGCGTCCCGTTGCGCGATATTGACGAATTCAACGTGCTTGCGGAATTCCCAATCAAATCGCCTGATGGGGCCATAACAAGGCACGACGTTACAGCGCTTAAACAGCTCGAATACTACCTAATGGTGCGGGATTATTACGTCGAGCATAACATCTCAAACACAATCTACGTTGGGAAGGACGAATGGCTCGATGTGGCCTATTTTCTCTACCACCATTGGGATAAACTCAATGGGTTAACATTTTTCCCAAAAAACGAGACCGATCAAAACTACCCATGGCTACCCTACCGAGACATCACACTAGAAGAATATCACGCCAGAATCGCATCATTCCCACAAGACATCGATTGGCAAGAGCTCAGCAAATACGAGTCCTCTGACTGCACAGAAGGGGCTCAGGAATTTTCTTGCGTCGGTGGGCAGTGTATGCTATAATTTTTTTGCTGCGAAATGCATTTTATACTTGACAAAGGGTTTTCGCTTAGGTAAAAGCCTCCCCCAAGAAGACACTAACAAATGGCTATGCGGGTCTATCGAAAACAAAGATAGGCCTGCATAGGAAAGGAGGAAGATGAGGAAAATCCTAACACTCGCGCTTTTTATCATTGCCGCGCCGGTCTTTGCGCAATGGTATCCGCATAATTCACCAGGCACATGTGGCCCAAACCCAATGGGCATGGCGAACCAAGCGCAGATGAATGCAACACAGACCGCGCAGCAACAGAAACAAATCGCCATCATGCAGGCTCAAGGTGAGTATCAGCAACAGGTGTTGCGGATACAGACCCAGATGAATGTCGATCGCCTGCGGTATGCAAACAACCCACAACAGCTCCAGCAGATAATGCAGGGATACCAACAGCAACTTGCCACGCTGCAACAACAGTACGCCGAGCAGATGAGGAGGCTACAGTCGCAATGATTCCGAAGGTCATTATTGAATCCCTCCTCCTCCCGCCGGATTTCTACTGGATATGGGTAGGATTGGTGTGGCTGATATAGGAGGACAAGATGCGGCTAGTAAACCTGATCATAACATCTGTCTGTCTTGTTCTGCTTGTTGCAGCCCTGTTCATGATCGCCGAAAATAAGCAAGGGCTGGAGAGGGTAATAGCAACAGCAGACAGTATGCGAACCACGCTCGCATCTCAAGAAAACTGCTGTCAAGTAGCGCTCAAGAACATTGAGCTGGCGAACAGCAGCATCGAGGCAGAGACTAAGGCTGTTGATGCCGTAAAATCAAGCGTAGGCGTGCTTAGCGCCAAGATCAACAGGCTCACAAGCGACACGAAAGCATTAGCGGCCGACGTGAAAAAGTCGTTGGAAGATAAAAAAAAATAATCGTCGCCCCCTCACAAAGTGAGGATGGGAACCAGGCTATACCGGCGGGATGGGCTGAAACCTCACAGATAGGTGGGGATAAGGCCAAGGAGGAGCCGAAAACAAAGGAGGTTACGAGCGGCACCCATAGAAACACCAAAAAAAGACGCCCACCATGTTTTTCTTCATGTGGGTGCCGCATTTTTTACTACTACGATGAGTGATATTGCAAGTAAAATAGACGAAATCCTAAGCATGAATGAGATGGACGTCATAACGGAAGCTACTCTTGAGCTGAGAGAAAACGTGAAGAATTCATCCGTGCTGATGGATTTCCTCCCCATGTTTTTCGATGAGCATGACGTCCTCTCAGTTTTTTGTCTTGGGGTGCTCGTAGGGGAGCTAGAGGTAAAACTAAGAGTAACGGAGGTGTTCTTGGAATGTTGAGTAGCGGGAGCATTCGACGGGAAATCGACAGAGGGATGATCAGGTATGGCCAAGAAGACGAGATGCCGGAACGTTACAAGTTTATCGAGGGGTGCGCGTTCAATGTTTCCCTTGCCGATATCTACAGGGTAGATCAGTCCAAAACCCCAGTGTTCACAAAAACATACAGAGAAATACCCCCTCCAATACACGTTGGCTTTGATGAGTCTGGTTTAAGGTACTGCGCTCCTGGGCAGTATCAGCTCATCACGAACGAGTATTTCACTATGGGGGACGTTGGTGGTCAGTTCTGTCCTAGATCGTCATATTTCACTGCTGGGATCACAATCTTTGGCACGATTATTGCCCCTGGTTTCAGTGGCATACTGCGTGTACGAATGGAAGTTCCGGTTGGTGGGAGTATAATATTCGGACGCGGAGCGGACATCGGGCAGGTGATTTTCTGGAGATACGATACGCCAGAGATCGATTACTATAACGGTGTTTGGCGGGGTTATAAAGTCGGACTAAACGGGAGGGAGAGGGCGAAATGACAAAGGATGAACTCTTAAAACGCACTTTGACAACAATAATAGAGCTCATGAGCTACATTACAGCGGCTTCTGGCACGGAGCCCCCGCCAGAAGTAGTACGCGACGTGACGCTTATCTTCAAGAAATGTATGCTGGGGGACAGTAATGAAGCTTAGGCAAAATGAGCCATCCGAGAAGCTCGTGGATGCATTAATAACGCTACAGAAAAGCGTCACGGCCGATGCACGCGCCAGGTTCATCCAGGCAAATATTACTGGGGAAGACATCGAGAATGCTGAGAAAATATACACTGCTGAACTCTGGCGCTTAATCATATTATTCGATTATTTCGAGATGCGCTTTGGGAAGAGACACCAACTAGACACAAGGAAGGGAGGAAGCGATGAAAAAGACGGTAGTTGCGCTGACTATGTTGATGTTGATTGCAAGTGTGGCGGTGGCTGATTCGTTTCGGACGGTAACCATATATAGAGATGCAGTGGTTTACCGCGACAAGGACTGCGCCATTATCACACTAGTGAGCGGATATGTCCAAAACTGGGCACCGCTTAAGCGTTTCCTCTTGAGTGGGGACGCGCTCTATATACCGAAGGGCACTACACTCACGATAGTGGGGCTAGATGACGATAACATTGGGTATTACCTGAAGATTAATGGAGTTGAGGGAATATGGTTCACGTTCAAGGCTGCGATCGATTGACACCAAAACATTATGATAAACCCATCAAACCAATCGACGTTGTACAAGCTTGGGGGCTTAATTTTTCTCTCGGCAACGTCTTGAAATATATCTGTAGGCATAAGGAAGTGGGCGGAATACACGATCTTCGCAAGGCTCTGTGGTACTTGCAATGGGAGATCGAGCGCTGGGAAAGGCTTCAAAATGAGGTACCAGAAAAAATATAGGTGCCCAATCCATGGTGAGCTCGAAACGTCGATATTCTGCCCTCAAGGGCTGGTGATCATTCATCCATACACCGGTGAGGTGCACAGGTTTTGCTATGCGTGTTTCATAGACTTGCTTGCAAAACACTGCCAAGTTATCGAGGAGGTACCCGATGCTGAGTCTGTCTGAGGCCCTGAGAGTAATCCAAAATTATCAGGAGATTTCAAAATACAGTGGCACCGAAGAAATACTCAGCAGAGGACTCCTCGTGGCTAAGGCAGCATACGCTGCGTATGTATCGACCGAGATAATCAAGCGCAGTATTGGTTTGAATCGTGAATTAACTCAACAAGACATTCACGCGATAGTCATGGGAGTGGTTTACGCATTCTTTAGTTCTAGCATTCAGGAGTTACAGGATTTTGCAAAGTCAAAACAGAATTGGTTCGACGATCTCGGCGTCCCATTTGGGACGTGCTAAACAGCCCTCAGTAGAGCTGGGGAGGTTTTTTGAGACACATTGCAGAATCGTATTAGAGGCGATAGGGTTTGGGTTGTTTGGGGAGCAAAAAGCGAAATGCCTTGCTCCGGCAGATGAACGGATTATGAACAGACATGGGGTGTGGTTTTTGGCGGAGTATAAAGGCTGGCTATCATCAGATAGGCCTGGATTGAGGAGGCTTGATGCGCTTTACGAAATTATTGCTCACAGCCAAATCTCGAAGACCGAGCTTGGTATGCCGTACATAGTGATCACGAGCCATATCCCCCCAGAGCACTCATGGGGCAAACGCCTGCTAAATCACGCAATGCAGACGGTTGATGCAATTATAGACATTGCAAACCCATACGATTACCTCAAGTTGGTGCTGTTGAACCGAGACGGTTCTAGCGTGCGAAATGCGAAGCGCATATTGCGTTTCTCTCCAGAAGAGACGCTAGAGGCTTTTAGAGGCGGGCAAAATGGGAAAATGGCAAACATATCTTAATATCAACACGATAGGCGAGCACTTCGCGCATTTTGTTGAGAAACTGGCATATAAATACGCCAAAGACAAGAAGAGGCCGAAGGGGCACACCAGATTCGATTCCGATAAAATCTGTCTCTGGTGCGCAAATTACGAAGAAGGAAGATGCCTGTGTTGGAGCGATGGCGAGAGCGACTTTTGCCCCAATCCGGTGCTGAGCTGCAAACTCTTTGTAGAAAAATATCAATAGGAAAAGGAGAAGGACAGATGCAAGTTACCCCGATCACTCTGCTTGAAAACATTATGTGGGACAGCCTCCCGAACAGGGATGAGTTCACCGATGAACTGAAACATGTATTCACCGGAGGGGATGCAAACAAGAAAGTCAAAATGTGGAAAAGAATGTGTGTCTATTCTGGTGTTGCACAGGCAGTTATCGATTATTACGAGGATCGCATAAAAGTCAAGCTGGCGAATGATTGCCAGAATAAGTGCTAAATAGCGACAGAGAGCACTTTTATTGGCATGGCTGGCAATATAGGCCATTGAGAGGAGAGCAGTAATGGAGGCTGGTAAGCAGGTCAAGGATGGAGGCCAAAAGGTTGTACAGCTCTTTCAGAAGAAGAAGTCGCGGACAAACAAAAAGGTGGCCATGCGTAGCGCTTTGAATTGTCCAATGTGCGGCTCTGACGATGTTGTAGTGTCTCTTACTAAACTGGTCAGGATAAAATCCATTCGCGAAGAAGCCGATAGATATCATTACAAAGCAGTTAATTTGCGGGGCGATGGAGACATTCAATTCTTGTTATGCAAAAGCTGCGATTTTGTTGATCGCTACATCGAAGATTGGATAAGGGAGTAAACCAAGAATCATATCACCATGGAAGTGCGAACGATGAAGAAACGGAGATGTTTGCTCAGGTGCCATAAATGCGGTTCGTTAGATGTCACGGTTGTGACATACACCAGACATACAGTCAGTCACGCAATAATTACAGACGATACCTATGAACTCATATGGAGGGACAGCTTTGATGCTGGGATAAAAGGGATTTATTGTGAAAGTTGCGGCAACAGTGGTGAATACATCCAGCCTTGGTTAGAGGTGAAAGGAGATGAGGTTAGCCTTAAGGTCAGAAATTATTAATAGCGTGATCCCATGGGCTGGTGGGAAGAAGTTTCTGAGAAAGCAGATTGTTGCCCGTTTCCCAGAGCATACAGCATATGCGGAGCCGTTTTGCGGCGGGTGCTGGGTTGTACTCGCAAAACCACGTGAGATGTCAAAAACGGAATTTCTCAACGACATTAATGGGGAGTTGTCAAACTTCTTTCGCGTTGTGCGTGAGCGTCCGCTTGAACTACTTGAGAAGTTGCGCTTCAGGGTTCTGAGCAAGGAAGATTTTATGAATGAACGCTCGATGCCATTGGAGGATGCGGGAGACGAAGTTGCAAGAGCCGCCAGGTTCTATTGGCTAAGCGGGATAGCATTCTCTGGAAAAGATGTGGGGAGCAAGAAAG